TCTGAACTTCCATGCAATCATACAGTTCGTCAATTTTGGGGGAGAATCCTATCTTGATGAGTCGCAACCGCACGAAACCAACCACAGAAAATCAAAAACTTTCCTAACTCCTTATTTTTCAAGGAGTAGCGGGGATTTCTAGCCAACGTTGATAATTTTTTTGTATTAACGCATATTAACGATTTTTGTAGACATGGTAGACAAACTGTAGACAAAAAACAGAGGGGACGGCGCACGAAACGCTGTCCCCTCTGTTCGTTTTTACTCTCTCACCACTCTGCGACGTTATACATTACCGTCGCGCCCTTGTAGCGCCCTCCATCGAAATGTGCCAATGCCTCTAATCGCCCCTGCTCGTAACCAATCGACGTGAGTGCCTTGCCGTCGATGACGGCTGCACCCGCCTTGATGCGATGATCTTTGCGCAGGTTGATCTTGTAGACATCTACCTTCTGTTCTACCGGCGGTAGGTCTTTGCCGTCCTTATTCTTTGTGATCGGCGTGACAATTGTCCGATCTGTCTTTTCCCGCGCCGCCATTGGCAGTGTCGGATCATCCTCTCGTATCTGACGCTCAACCACCTGCGCGGCGCGCTCAACTGTCGGCGCACTCACATAGTAGGTGGTCGACGGTGCACGCTGCCCCGCTTGTGCCTCTGTGAGACGCTGTTGCAGTGCCTGTGCGTTGGCACGCGAGATGTCGAGCTGCGCCCGCAGTGCCTTAACGTCCTGTGTCTCTTCCTGTGTCATGACGGCAGGCTTTTTCGCCGTCACCTGCTCCGAGGTGGAATATCGGCCAATGGCGTACGCAACACAGACGATCAAGAGACACAAGATCACCAGCAGAGCTGTTTTGTGCTCTGTAACGAGCTGCTTGCCTCTCTCAATCATTGGGCGTTCCTCCCTGCTCCTGCCAGGTCTTACGGTACCAGTTCGCCTTTCCGCGCAACACGTCGCCGCCGCGCCCGCCGTCCTCTGTCCACGGGTGGAACGTCGGACTCTCAAGTGTACCGAGGTATTCGAGATCCCAACGCTCGCAGCCGTTTTTGGGTCCATATGGGTCATGCGGGCAGATTCCATCCTCATTGTCCGCCGCCTCGCCGTGCGTCAGGACGCGCGTCTTGTCGATCGTCAGCCAGAGACCATTACTGAGTGCGGCGATTGCCTTGGCCATGCCCTCGATCTGCAGCGGCGTTGGCGACTCCTGCCCGAGGTTGTTGGTCGTTGCTCCCACGCAGCCGAGGAGGCAGATGCTCACGCTGCCGCTGTTACGGCGATATGTCGCCTCGAGTACATCATCCAGCTCCCCATCGGCGATGACGTAGATCTCGCCGTCCCTATCGATCTGGACATGGTAGTCGCTCCAAAACTGTCCGTAATGTCCCGCCGACCAGTGGAGATAAACTTTCGTCTCACGCCCCTGCGCCGCTGCCGCCTCGGCGATTGCTTCACGGTAGCACCCGGCGAGGCTCTCAAGTTCTGCGGGTGATACACACCTCATTTCCGACGGATGAAGTACATGTGCCATTTATCTTGCTCCTTTCTTACTGATTACCGACCGCCCGAGAAATCCGATCAGTCCCGATGTGACGTTGCTCGAAAGCTCAGGCGTCCCATAAAAAACGGACAGGACTGCCACGATGACAAGTCCTGTCCCGACCATCCAATCGACCGGAGGAAGCCGCTCCTGTTTCACGTTGCTCACCTCCCGCCGAGCGACCACGTCAGAACACTAGCGAATATGCCGACGATGGTCGTACTCATCCCGATCGTCCAGCAGACATCACGCTTGAACTCATCCAAACGATGGTGCGCGGACTTGGTGCTCTCTTCGAGGCGGGCGATGCGCTCATTGATCGCATAGAGCTGATCGCGCCCCATCGGCAGACTCTCCGCGAGTGCCCGAATCTGTGCCTTGATGCCATCGAGTTCGGCGAATAGTTCTCCTCTTGCCATAGGCTCATCCTTTCCGTGCATAGAAAAGACGCACACCGCTTGATGTGCGCCTTATTTGATTGCTGTTACTCCTGCACCTGCGGCGGGTTAAGATCTTTCTTCACCTCGATCACAACATGATCGCCGTAGGTGATTTCGTCCGCCTCCGCCTGATTGGTTGTCGCGAGAGAAAACATCTCGCCCGTCTCCGCATTCATAAACGTGAAGTTCGTGAGAGTGCTGTCACCCTGTGGATAGGTGATTTTCCCATTGACGATGTACTTCTTTTTCATTTTGTTGTCCTCCTATGTTAGATAACCTCACCGAGCAACCATCCAAAAGCAAACCCTGAGCCCCGATAGTGTTCATGCTCCGGGTCTTTCTTAACCTTATTTATATCGCCGGCATATGCGATCATTTTTGTGATTTTTTTGATCGAGACACTATTATCTCCCACAGTAATTTGTGGATACATTGCATACTCTGCGCCGACAATGCCCTCTTTGCGGGATACGTGGTAGTCATACGAGATATCTTCCCCCAAAACGAACACTACAGGTGATCCGTTATGAGAAATAGTAACCTCATTTTCACAGCCACACGCTAACACATGCAAATGCCCGTAGGCAGATGAATATACGACTTTTCCTAGATCGTTATAAACCTCCAGGCCTGTCATATGTTCTGTTGGGGATCGCGCGTCCAGAGAAAATGCATATAGTTTTGCTGATGCGGTAATATCATCCCGTAGAATTTTATCTTTGTGAAAATCTCCTGCATTTGGATTGCGAAAATAGACGGACACGCTATCTAAAGCGGTCATGATAATCTCTGGGCAAAATGATTTCCCCGCAAGCCCATTCAAGCCAAATCCCCAAAGAATGCCCCCTCCTAGGTTATGCTTTTGTTTATAACAGGGATCGTAATATGAGTCTCCTGGATATCGGCGAAAATCCGAAAGCGGAAAAACGCCGCGAAGCTCCAGACACATAAATGTATCATCGATCACAATGGACTCGTTGTTCGGATTGACTGCTTCAAAGTATTTCGCCATATCAATATACTCCATAAAGGATGCTTTTCGTTTCATCCCCAAGGCCGCCCCAGATAATGCGCCGATTTATGTTATCAATTTTCAAAAATGGCATCTTTCCCTCCTCAGCAGTACCAAATCCTCCACCTGTTAAATACCAAGGCTTCATACCTGGATACTGATCAAATCGCATTTCCCCGCTCCCTGTTAGTTCTTTTGTACCAATAACCTTTGGCAGTCGTTTGGTAAGGTCGAGCTTTATCTCACCGTTCTCCCCAAACACCTGCAAACCTGCCCCCATATCACCATACCCCCATTCGCACACGCAGACGATTATTCGCATCGTACACACGTATCTGATTGTTCTCCATTTCAACACGCTCACCGCTTGTACGCGTTCGCAACAATCCGATGTCTGCCGATATCGCCGACAGACTGCCGACATTGAGCTTATCCGCTGTCACCGCGCCCGCCTGTATCATATGATTGGCAATGATGTTGCCATCGAACTGCGTGTTGCCTGTGACGTGCAGGAGCCGTCCGTCAATTCGGACACCCCGCGGAGCGACGTTGATTGCAGATACCACATCACCTTGATTGACCTTGAGCTGCAATCCGTTGTAGATCTGCGTGATAGCACTGTAGCCGGAGCGCTGCGGATCGCCCGAGAGACGCGCGACGATGGACGATACGCTGTCCTGTGTTTGGCGTACCTGCACGACCGTACGATCTGCCGTCCGCTGCGCTTCATTCGCTTTATTCTGCGCATCTCTCGCATCACTTTGCGCTCGTCCTGCCGTCGTGTTTGCGTTGTTCGCCGTCGTTTGTGCCTGACCTGCCGTCGTGTTTGCGTTGTTCGCCGTCGTTTGTGCCCGACCTGCCGTGCGCTGCGCTTCATTTGCGTTATCCCGTGCCCGTTCCGCCGTCGTATTTGCGGTATTCGCAGTGCTTTGTGCCTGACCTGCCGCACTGCTCGCGTTATTGGCAGTCTGCTTTGCTTCTCCCGCTGTACCTTTCGCCTCATTTGCGCTATTTTGAGCCGCGCCCGCCGCCGTGTTTGCGGTATTCGCTGCACTTTGCGCCGCTCCTGCCGTCGCATTTGCAGTTCTCGCCGTGGTCTCGATGTCCTGCAGTTGCTTTTTGAGAACGGCGTCAAGGTCTTGCTGTGTGATTGTCAGCCCCTCGATTGCATCCTTGTCAATCTTTGCTGCCACAACAATCTGCTCCGCTGCAGACAACGCGCCCTCTCCGAACGCGTCATAAAACGCCGCGCGCACGTCGTAAATGCCCGCGACACCGCTGTACGAAACAAAGGTGCCCGTCGTATCTACCGTCTCATTCACGCCGGCGCAGGAGATATACACATGCGTGCCAATGACATTCTCTGGCTGCCCGCTAATCGCGACGTTGAAGCCTTGCAGCGTCTTCGTCAGCTGTATTACCGGTGCGGCAGGCGTAGGAAAATTATAACGAATACTCAGCGGCGCACCGTACCCCTTCTGTGGATTGTGCCCGTATATAAGGATTAACCAGTCGCGCATTTTGGGCTTAATTTCCGCGCGGATGTCCGCTGTCTTTGCGAGAAGCGCTGCCTTTTGCCCCGTCTTATCGTCCGCGCGCACCTCATAAAAATCTATGTAGGTATTCGTCACGGCGTCCCACGCAGCAAGAAGCGCCCCCTTTTTCATTGTGATCTCGCCGCTATGTGGTGCATCAGGGACGGCGACGCTTCCCGCCACGACGTTTGCAGTGATGCTTGCCTCTGCAAATTCAGCTGATACGGCCCCAGAACGGTTGACTGCTTTAATCTTGAACGTATATGTTCCAGATGTTGGAATGAAGTACTTATAACTGTTACCGCAAATGAGATCTTCAATTTGCTTGTTTGCACCATCGAAAAGTCGATAACCAGCTATATCTTTCTCGCCGGAGAACCCCCACTGCAGACGCAAAACACTACTGTTTCCATCATCTTGTTTAATCCCAAAAGCGGGCACTTTCAATGGCGCTTTAGCATATCCTGCGAAGGCAGTCGTTTCCACATATCGCCCCGCCGCTCCGAGTTCATTATAACAAGTGACGCGAACAAGGTACGCCGTGCCAAGGTTTACATTTTCAATGACAACGCTTGTGGTTCCACCATCATAATATCCATACGTAGAATATGTGGACTCCTGTACGCTCCGATACTCCACCTTAATTTGTTTCACCGCCATGTCTCGCGGCAGCTGCCATGTCACCACGAGATCTGTAAACGTCGTACCATCGAGCATGGTTCTCGAAGCCCCCCTGCAGATAAGCTTTCGTATGCAAAGCTCCTTGCTCCCCGTCGTGTAGTCGATGATCGGCACGTCGCTGTCATCGCCCGCATACAGTTCCGGGTAATACTCCATGCAGGTGATCTTGCGCGTCTGCTCCGCCATGCCTTTGGTAATCGAGAGGACGCGGAAGGGCTTTGCCTCCTTCGTTGCCTCACCGAACGTATAGAGATTATCGACGGCGATCTCTGCCGACTGTGCGAGCGTTACAACCGCGCCGTCAACGCTCTGCACCTCGTAGGTGTGGAGCACATCGGTCTTGCTGTCACGTACCATGAGACGGTACTGCCTGCCCGTCGCCATCGTGACCGTACGGTCAAGCGTCACCACAGCACCTTTGACGCCGACCACACGCCCACCGCTGCCCCACTCCGTCACATCATGCTGCAGGAGGATCACATCGCCGATCGTGCAGGCGATTGCGTCGACAAAGGCATCAAATGTGCACGTCCGCAGCTCGTATTTATTGGCGCGGAGGGCGTGCTTGCCGTGCACGTACGCCTGCTTGAGGTCGGTGCAGCCCATCAGCTCGATCTGCGTCGGCGTGGCAAGCGCCTCGCTCGCATCGTAGTCGTCGCTGAACACGGGAAGCACATCGCGCTCGTAATTCTTCGCAGCGTTCATAAAAGATATCTCTATGACATTCGCGCGCCCCTGTGTGCCCTGAAACTCCTCCTTAAAGCTGTCCTGCTTGATGTTGCCGACCGTGAAGAGCTGTGAGGGCTGCGCCGCATAATCATAGACGCAGGTAAAGCGCGTCCCCTGCATGATGACCTTGCCGCGCCCGACTGCCTCCGGATAGCGCAGCGCCTCCCACGTCTGCATGGCACTGTCATAGATGTAGTTAAACGTGTAGCCCTTCGCCGCACACTGCTCCGCCCATGCTTTGAACATATCATACGAGAGACGTTCCGCAGGCTCACCGCGCACAATGTAGCGCTCGCCGATCTTCCTACACTGATGCAGGATGTCATAGCACGCCCACGCGGGATTATCTGCCCGCTTCTCCTCGTATGTCTTTGTGTACGGATTCCAGATATAGACCTTCGAGCGTTCCTGCACCCATGTCACCGTCGGGTCGTTGCCGCTGAGCTGCTCCGTTGCAAGGGCGCGGATGCCGATGAGCGCTTTGCCCGGATGTACGAAATCATCGTAAACGATCTGCGTCAGCTGGCTCCAATAGACGCGATTGACATAGCGGACGGAGGTGCCGCTCTTTTGGACGCAACGCATACGCACCTCATACCGTCCCGGCGGCAGATTTTCAAAACGGTAGACGCGGTAGACTGCCTTGTTCGTTGTATCAATAATATACCCGTCATAGCCGCCGCTTATCGACGCACCCGTCAGGGATTTTGCCCAGGCACCATTTTTCCGCGTCAGGAAAGCATCCGTTCCTGTCGTATTACAAAGGGGCAGCCGCATCCACTCCGCATTACTCCCAACGATGCGGCACTCAGCTGCAAGCATCACGATAGCTCTGCCCATGTCGCCGCTGTCATCGCTGTAGTAGAGTCCATTCGGCAGCGTAACAGTCAGCTCAAGCCCTGTGCACTGATTCCCCTGAACCTCGTGCGTTGACCATCCGTCCGAGAGCTCATAGTTGAGCTGCTGATCCGCATAGCTGTCTGCAAAATTCGGGATGACTGTCTGATCGTTCGTGCCGAGACGGATATCGATCTGCACGTCCTTGTAGTTGCCGGCGGGGTTCTCGTTGATGCGGATATTTCGGATCTCCTGCAGCTCCCCCTCGCCCGCGCAGTAAAGGAGATGGAGATACTGCCGCGCACCATCGCTGATGATATGACGTGAGAGCAGGACGCCGCCCGACTTCATTGCCCCGTAGGTGATGGCAAGCGGATGCCCCTGCCCTGTGAGTGTCGATGTCCCGCCCCAGCCGTAGGTCTGCGACTGCTCTGTGTTGCTCATGTCAATCCGTGGACGGTTGAGCCGTGAGACGAGCGAGCCGCCGATCATGCCAATAGCGATGGCCGTCACCATGCGCCAGCCCAGAGAGAGCCCGCCGAGAATTGCGCCGCCTGCGATGCCGGCCGTCAAAAAGGATAGGCCGACAGAAAGAATCATACCGAATACCTTGCCCTCGACGTGTGGGACAACAACGACGCAGTCTCCGTCTGCGGGGATTGCATCCGCAGCGCAGAGGACGCCGTTGATAGAATACTGCCACGCCCCCGGCTCGCTAAAGTACGCACTGAGAGGCATAGTCTCGCGGTATACGACCTCCTGCGTCTCCTTCTTTGTCACATCGAAGGGGTTGCGGACGATGACAAGCTGTATCATGCCTTTCCTCCTGTGTACCGATAGATTCCCATAATACGCCGTCTGTAGCGCTCCATCTGCTCGACGCAGACGCCCGCATACTCCGTTGAGTGCAGGAACTTCCCCCCGCCAAGATAGATACCGACGTGATCGGCTGCACGCCCCGCGAGATTCATGGCAAAAATATCCCCCTCGCGCGGCTCATCATGCACGGGCATCCACTCCAAACGCCCGACATCCGATGGCGCACCGCCCATCCAGTAGTCCATATAGGGACGCAGCGTAATTCCCTGCGCGGCGTAGTACCGGGCGACCAGTTCCCAACAGGGCAGCTCTGCCCACGTCTTACCGACAAAATCACGTATTGTTGGACGCATAGAGACCTCCCTGCGGTATTGTCGCCTCACCGCCGAATCTTTCGTTATTCTTCAGCTCGCGGCAGCGCCTCAAGGTCTTGTTACACTTGCTCGCAGCGCCTTTGTAGCCGCACTCAATGCCCTTAAACTTGAATGGGCAGTAATCTTTCATCATGCGGATGGGTGGGAAGCGCCGCGTAAAGGAGAAATCCGTGCCGAGCGTGAACGTCACCCACTCCACATCACAGGTGACGCCTGTCACAACAAAGTATTCCTCTACCTCTGCAGCGTCGGGGATGTCCGTATGAAATACGCGGATGATGACCTTGCAGCCGCCGAGGCCGTTGTTCTCTTCGACGTAGCGCTGTATCGTCCCCGTCACGTTGGACACCGTGAGTTTGACGTTCGGCAGCTCCTTGCTGTCCTCCGTGATGTCCTCGAGAGAAAAGGGAAACGCCGTGTATTTTTGCCCGCCGAACGTCAAATCCTCCGTATTGTTGACGAGATAGATCGGACTGCCAGGAATCTGCGCCTCAAGTGCCAAAAGCCAGACGCCGCCCGTTGCGAGTTTGTTTTTCTCGATGATACTTGCCTGTGATAGATTGAGCATATTATGCCTCCGTCAGTTTGATGCCGCCCTCCCAGTACCCGTGATTCGTGCACGAGAAGGAAAAATCCCCGTCAAAACGCACATTGAATATCTTGCCGGAGAAAGAGCCGCCCGCTCCAACGGGGTACGTCCAGTGGAACGGAATAGCGCCATTCACCTCACGATAGAATGCACGCAGCTTCTCATAGTCCCGTTCCGGCAGAGCCGTCCAAGAGAGTTCAAAACTCATCGGCGTGCGGGTAAAACGCTTGCGGGCGATGATGACCTGATTCTCCATCTTGCCCTTGAGCGCTGTGTCGGGAATCGTCTCCTTGATCGGATAGATCGGCGGTTTAATGCCTGGAAAATCCATTTATACCGCCCCCTTAATCACGTCACGCATGCCATTTCGGTTCGTCGCAATAGCATCAATCACGATGCTTGTAACCCACTCCGAGCCGTTAAACTTCGTCTCTGCCGTCCCCGTCATGCGCTCGTTGGTATTGTTGTTGACAATCACGCGGATATTCGGCGCCGCACCGCCGCTCGGGAGCGAATGAAAGATACGCCCCGGCTGCGTTGGACGGAAAATCTCAGGGCCGCGTTCGCCGACGAGATACGTCCTGCCCGAGGCGACGGGACCGCCCGTCGCGCGTTCCCCGGCATACCCCGGCACTGCTGCACTTGCCTGCGCTGCAGGAATCCCGCCGCCAAAGGAGAGCATCGAGAGCCAGCGCGTGATCATCTGATTCATGAGGAATTTGACGATGGAGTTCAGCATGTTCTTGAGCATGTTGGAGAACGCGTCCTGAATGCCCTTGAATCCGTCTGTGAGGATGTTTTGAAAACCACTGGTAAAACCGTCTGCCATGGACGTAAAGAGAGAATCCGTCAGCTCCTTCATCTGCGCCCCCACATCGCGCAGACGCTCATATTGCTCCTCAAGCGTCGCCCGGAGCGCCTCCTGCGTCGTCTGCGGGGATTTGCGCATTGCCTCCATCCGCTGCTGATCGAGGCGTGCCATCTCTGCCGCCGCCCACTGTTCCACCGCGACACGAGCCTCAGCGGAGTCCTTCGTCATGGCGACTTCTTTCAGGCGGTTCTCCTTCTCACGGGCGAGCTTTGTCACGCCGATCTGATATGTCGCCTCTGCCTCCGCGCGTACGTCCTTATTCACCTGCGCCCACGTGAGCGCCGTCTCGCTGCGTAGGTCTTCGTTCGCCTCGCGCCATGCCTTTGTGACCTTCTCCTTGACAATATTCGCATATTCATCGAGCTTTGCGCGCAGGGCACTTGTGTCAATGCCGAGGTCGGATGCCTCCTTGATCTCAGCCTCCATTTGTTCCATCTTCTGATGGAGCGCATCCATGCCCTTCTCGTAGGTCGTGCCGATCTCATTCACGATGTCATGTCCGAGGGCGGTGACGCTCTGCCGCACCTTCTCCGTAATGCTCGCGATCTTTTCAGCGAGACGCTGTGCCTCACGTTCGGCGGCATCAATGCCAGAACGAGAGGAGCGGGAGGAGCGGGAGGGGTTTGATTTATTATGAACGTACCCACCCCCCTCTTTGACCTCTGAAATCTCTGTGCGCTGCGGGACAATAATATCACCATCAACCATATTGCGGGCGCCGAGCGCTATCCTTTCGCCAAAGTGCGCTGCATGCCACGCACGCCCACGCTTTCGAGTTTCCTCCACAGAGTCGGTAAACCATTCAATCATACCGTCTCCGAGAGCCTTCACGGGTTTTATTGCTGCGAGTTCATTGACACCCGCAAGAGCCTCGTCAACCCATGCAATAAAATCCTGCACATATCCCGATGCGGTTTTCATCGACTCATAGACCCAATCGGCAACGGCTTGAAATGTACTTTTGAACGTAGCTATGATGGGCGTGACCGTTTCATCAACCTCTGCCACAATGCCCGCGATAAATTCAATCGCCGCCGTACAGAAGTCTCCGACAATCTCCTTTGCGGCGTTCCATACATACGCTATGATGTCATAGATCGTATCGAAAGCGTCCGCGACATTCGTCTCCACGGTCAGAACGACCTCGAGAACCGTATCCAGAACGCTTGCAATTGCACCAATGACGCCAAAAACGGCCTTACCGATCAAACTCACGATTGGTGCAATCGGTCGGAGCACCGTAAGCGCGATGCTCCCCACATCCAGCAGGACATCCACAACCTTGGAGAGTCCCCACAAAAACGGCTCAAGCATTGGCGCAAGCCCCGAAAGAACCTTCTTCACGGTATCTCCAAACGTGGACACTTTCTCAATCAGGTCATCCGGCAGGAGTCCCGCAAAGAGGCTTTTCCCGCCCTGTGCATTGGAGAGCATCGTGTCCGTGATGTTCTTGATCTCAAGGAGCATATTTTTTGCATTCTCGAAAAGCGGCAGCCCAGAGAGTCCAAACGCCTGCCCGATGTTGTCCTTGATGTTTGAAAGGATGCCCTCGAACGTCTCCGACTGCTTTTTCATCATCTCGGGAAAACGCTCGTCTATTCCGTCCATAAGTGCCTGAATTGCAATATTTGCATCGATTCCTTGATCTCCAATTCGATCAAGTTCGTCCCCTGCAAGTCCTAAGCTTTTAGCAAGAATAGCTTTCACCGGCACGCCGAGCTGCGCGAGCTGAAAAACATCCTGCCCCATGAGTTTGCCCGTTGTCCGAATCTGCCCGAACACAAAGGCGAGATGCTGAAAGCCATCCTGCCCGCGTCCAAGCCCCGATGCGGCGTTGCCGAGTGCCGTGAGTGTTGGGATGATTTCATTGGCATCGTATCCAAACGCAAGGAGCTGCTGCGCAGCATCGCGTACGCCGGGCATTTCAAACGGCGTTTCCGCTGCAAATTTCTGCAAGTTGCCAATCATCGCATTTGCCTGTGCCGCAGAGCCGAGCATCGACGTAAATGCAACGCGCGTCTGCTCAAGCTCCGCATTATATTCGATGAAGGCAGACTTCCCCGCAGAGAGCGCCGACTGCAGGGCGGTGACTGCAAGTGCTGCAAGACCTGCTTTGGCTGCGAATGCCGCAAGGGAATTGCTCACACCTGTGACGTTCGCCTCTGCGCCGCTCGTATCCACCTTGACGCTAACGACCTTATCACGGATGCCCGCCAGCTTATCCCTGACGTTCTGCACCGCCGCCTGTGCTGTGCCTGTATTCGCCCGCACATGGATCGTCTGATCTTTGATCGATGCGACTGTCTGACGCACACGCTCAAATGCGGCCGTTGCATAGTCCCGCGCCCGTATCGCGACGGAGATCTCTTTATTTGCCACTCTTCTTACTCACCTCCTGCAGCATTACGCCCTCAAGCGTCTGCACCTTATGCAGCATGGCAAGGTCTAAGTCAATCCCTAAGACCTCTGCCACCTGCCGCACGGCGACATAATCAACGCCAACAACACCCGCGAATGACGTGCGCACCTGCGTCTGTATGTGCCGCCACAGCGCCCAAGCCTCCATATTCTCGTCCATCAGTGCCGGACGTTCGAATTCACATCCACTGCAAGGCGGATGCTTCCCTTCCTGCGCGTATACCTCACGGCACGTTGCGCAGTATTCGGGGCTTTCCGACATCTCCCACCGATAGACGGCCTCTAGTTTTTTACCTCAGCCTCCCGACCATAGGTCATGGCGTAAGTATCTGTTGCGATTCGGAACGCCTCGCTGTAGGGCATATCGTCGGCGATCTGCCCTGCGTAGATGTTGTCGAGGATCCAGTCCACCATACCCGTGGTCGCAGCGGCGCTATCGTCCTTATCCGCAAAAGCGGGGTCATACCCCGCCTTGCGCAGCTCCCGCATTTCCTTCACGGTGAGGGAGCGGATTGGGATAATGTGATTTTTTTCGTCTGCCATATGTCTTTACCTCCTGCTTAGTATGCTTCCTGCTGATTCTTGAGCGTCGTCGTGACGATGCTCGCACCGTCTGCCGAGAATGCACGCCACTTTACATCGACAACCACACCAGAGGGGCCGCTGATCTGCGCATCGAACGGCTCGAACTGTACGGTCGGCATCGCAAAAACGAGCGATGTATTCTCGTCGAGTTTGAATCCGATCTCCATAGCGACGGCAGCACCTGTATCCGCCTTGTCCATCCACTCAGTAGATGTAAAAAGTGCCTTGAGACTGCCCGAGGCCTTCATAAGCCCTTCGGGAATATCCCCGCGCACTCCACCTCCTCCAACAACATACTGATCGCCGTCGAGATTCGCGCTCACCTCAAGCGAGCCTTCCTTGACGATGCGGCTCTCCGTGCCGTCGATCTTGATGTATGCGTGGTTCTGTGCAATGCGCAGGAGTTTTGCCGCCTTCGCCGCGCTGTCATACGCCGCAGAATCCTGCTCACGCGACGCGCCCATGACGCCATATTTGAACGTCATTTCACTGTCCTGCCCGTAGTCAACGGAGAAGGTGTTGATCTTGACGCCCTTGTAGCGGATGTATTTTCCAAGGTCAGGGAATGCCTTCTCCACGATGATGGACGGCTGATTATCCTTGACTGTGAAGACGTGCGTCTTGTTCGGCGTTGTCCCCGTCGTCTTGGGGCTGCCAAAAAGAGCCTTGAGCATGTAGCCCGCGGACACATAGTCCGCCGGCATCTCGATGTCACCGTCCACGCTGACGCGTCCGAGTGCCGGCTGCGTGTCGTTGCGTGTATTCGTGATCGTGTCCGACTCGATGAGCGTCTGCGCCTTCGAGAGGTCGTTGCTGTTCATCGGCAGGGCTACGCCCTTTTTCGTTCCTGGTGCGACTCCAAACGAGGATTCAAAGTCAATCACCATCGCGGACTTATATCCGCGTGCCTGTTGTGCCATATCGTTCCTCCTTATGTTTCCTCATAGACGATGATCTCAAGTGATGTGCGGCTGCCGACAAGCGGGCGCACACTGTCCCCATCGCCGCCGGTCTCAATAATGCGCACCCGCATAAGCTGCACGCCGTCCGCGATATATGTGGTCTCCTGCTCATAGCGCCGCAGCGCCTCCATGAGTGCCCCTTCAAGTCGTGCAAGCGCCCTGTAGCCTTTTTCCAGATACGAAACGCTCGATTTCACCCATGTATCGACGCTGACCTGCACGCGCATATCCTGCACAAGGTCATCGCTCGCAGGACGCTCGCGATCACGCTGAATGAAAATCAGCCCTTTACCGTTTTCGTTGGGGCGCACATCGCTCGGCTTATACCCGCCGAGGATGACCTGATCGGCGATGTCTGCCGCGCACAGATAGTCACGCAGGCTCTCCAGTACCTTGAACCACAGCATACAATCACCCCCGATACAGTTCTATGCTGCCATAAGAAACGGTCTGCGCAGCTCCCGTAAGCGCGGCCGCCGTCATGGACGCCTCAAGTCGCTTCATCTCGTCACGGTAAAAACTGTATTTCCCCGCATAGCTGTCCCGATCATCCGAGCCGCTTCCCCATGTCTGTGTGCCTGTATAACTCTTACGCATGCACAGCTCGCGGAACGCATAGACCGTGAGGAATCGCCGCACGTAGTAGGTCGGCTGCACAGTATCCCATGCAACGCCGAGACCTGCCGCCGCTGCACGCAGGTACTCCTCCGCCTCTGTGATGAGATCATCCGTCACCGATGCGCCGAGCAGTTCATCCTTATCCCGTAATGCGTCTGCTTGTAATAGCATCCTCCACCTCCCGCAGCGCTCGCTCTGTATAGCGGTCAAATATATTCATGATCGTCTCCTGGTTGGACTCGAACGCGTCATAGATAAACGGATCCGGATCCCATCCGGGGAAGCGGACGCGCTTTGCGAACAGGAACTTGTTCCCGTCCACCCAGCGCAGCGCCTTCCTCCGATTTGGGAAAATATCATGCGGTTTGATGCCCTCATGGATGAAAACACCATAGGGCGCGATGTTCCCGTCAAGGTACACCCGCGCCTCCATGCCGCTCTCACCGATTGCCGTCAGCACCGCATCCTTGAGCCGTCCATGCCGCTGCTTGTAGCGGTGCTCCATCTTGGCAGTCGTCGCAACCTCGATCGCACTTGCCTCAACAGCAAGGCGCAGGTTACGCCGGAACGCCTCAATGCTGCTCATCACCCTCGGGGCTCGGATTGTCCTCCGCGCCGCCCTCATCGGTCTTCTTGCCCTTTCCCTTGCCGCCCTTCGGTTCTTTGGGCTCCTTCGGTTCTTTGGGCTCCTTCGGTTCCTTGGGCTCGGTAGGAGCCTTCGGAGGCTCCGCTTCGAGTGGTTCGGGCTCAAAGCCCTGCGCTACGAGTCCCGCGATCTGATGCTCCGTCTCTGCATACTGCACTTCGTTCAGCCGTACCAGTCTTGTCATTATGCTCCTCCTTATGCCCCCGTGTTGACCCAGACGCCCGCGAGCTTATTGCTCGGGATCCAGAGATCGTGGAACTTGCGGTAGTCGAGCTTCCACGCGTCCGCCTTCTGGTTCGTATCGGGGCTGAAAATGCGCACCTTGTCCGTCTTAGAGATGGCGATCGGCGCATGGCGTGCCATGAGGATCCAGTTGATGGACTTCGCCCCCGTGTCCGCCTTGAATCCGCCCGCCTCCTGACCCGTGGTCTTGCCGTCATTGAAAACGTATGCCGTCTTCATGCGTGCCGAAGGTACGGAGAGGATCGGGATCTCGTTGTAGGTGCGCACCTTCGTATTCACTGCGCCCGCCTTGAAGTCCGCAACATCAAGATAGCGCGTCACATCCTTCGCCCCGTTGAGGATCGTGCGGACAGGCGTCGACATGATGAGGACGAGCGGCTCATCCTCGCCGATGATGTCCTGCAGCTTCGTGATCTCCTCGTCGAGCTTGCCGAGAATGTTGTCCTTCGTCGGTGTGAATGCCGCCGACTCGTGCGATGCGCCCTTTGCAAGTGCCGCGATGCGCGAGTAGCGGTAGGCGTCGATCTCGGGCGCAACCTGCAGCCGCTGGAACTCGCCCATGACGTTCCCCGCCGACGCGATGAAGTTGCTCTCATCCACGTCCATGGAGTCGAGGTGGAACGTACGCCCGCGATCCTGCGTCAGCGTGTAGTCCTTGTAGGCAAGCGTTACCGCGCCCTGGTTGAATCCATTGTCGCGGTCATACTTTGCAAGCCCCGTCGTGGAGATGCTCGGCATACGCACCGTGTCACCGCCGTTATACTTCACGTTCGAGGCATTTGCCTCCATCCAGCCGGACGTGCCCGCCGTAAGCATCTGCTTGTCGAGTTCCTGCTGGAAAATCTTTGCCATCTCAAGCGTATTGATTGCCATGTGTCTTTACTCCTTTTCGTTATCCTCCGAGCGCAGCGGCGAACTGCTCCGCAATCGTACCGCCTGCGCCATGATCCTGCGATCTGCCATCGCCGCTGCCGGGTTTCTGCATATCTTTAATCGCCCACGCTTTTCCGTCGAGCCATTCTGCAGCACAGTCCGCAATGCTTCCCTGCGTACCGTCTGCCTTGGTATAGCAGTATGCACCATCCTCGGTGACTTTGATGTTCGGAACGACCAGTTTTGCAAACTCCTGCGGGTCAACGGCATTCGCCTTTGTGAGAGCATCAACCGTCTGCGCCATAATGTCCGCCTGTACGCGCTTTTCCTCAGCGGTCTTGCGTGCCGTCTCGGCGGCCTCATACTTTTTAGCAAGATCTGCGATCTGCCCCTGCAGCTTCTGCATCTCGGTCTGTGCACCCGCGCCCTCTTGCCGTGCTGCGCCGAGCTGCGTCTCCAGCTCCTTGTGCTTCTCTGCAAGCGCCCCATGCTCCGTCTTGAGCGCAGTCAGCGCCTCCTCTGCCTTGTTCTTGGCGATGCGTGCATCTGCCGCCTCCTTCCGCACGCCCGCAAGCTCGCTTTTGATGGCCTCCACCATCGCCGCGCCGTTTTCCGCAGCCTCCAGTGCCGCATATACCTCTTTGAGTTCCATGTTCTTGCCTCCTGTGCAAAATAGCCTTGCGGGTCTCAATCCCGCGCATAAAAAATGCCCTGCCGTCAAGCACGGAGGGCATGAAAAAAGCACCTGCATATGTGCAAGTGCTTCCTATACTGTTTTCATCAGCTCGCAATACAAGTGATTGTGTTCTTCAGCTTCCCCAGCAACAGCGCAGTACCAACGATCCCGGAAAAATACATTGTATCATGTTCATCAGCCGTTGCGGACAGCTTTTTAATTGAAAAGCTGCCTGTTTTGCGATCCTGCTCAAGAATACCGTCCAGAGACTCATCCCGGTTGAGACTGTAGGCGATAAGGTAATGCTCCGCAGTCTCCTCCAAGATCTTTGCCCATCCCCACATCTCAATTCCTCCTTACCATCGCAGCATAATTATAGACTTTCTGCGCTTGCTCATGGGCGTCACTCGCGGATTTTCCCAATCGCATAAGCGTGTGTTCTAAAAACTCATGATTCAGCAGAACTATATCCCGTTCTTGAATATCCCGACCGTCAATTAGACGCTGCCACGACTGTGCCATTTCATAATCCGGAAAGAATCTTTCCCGACCAGATCGCAAGTCATGCTCCTCAATGAACACATGCCTCTTTATAACGCGAATATCCTGCTCCCGAAAACCGGTATTGGCGGCGATTCTCGCGCAGTCCGTTGTCATGTGCCGAACAGATTCATAATACGTTGCAGCATGTTTGAACGCTCTGTCACTGTTCGGATTCAGCGCTCCGCTTTGTATTATTATATCACCTCTGCCGCCCGTTGACGAGAGTCTGCTGTCAACTTTTTTCCCGCCGTATCCGCGTGCTTTCTGTGTCCAGCTGATTTTCCCGTCCATCACATCCTTTGCGCCATGAATCCCGAGGATCATTTGCCGGTGATGCAGGTCGACGCTGTCAAGATACTCTCTGCCGCCCTCCTCGATACGGTCAATCGGCGTTTCGTTGTCCATCATCCCGCGGATAACGGGCTTTAGAAAGCACATGCAATGCGGATGGGCGGGAAGACGCGGCACCTTGTCCTTGGGGAATACCCCCGCCCCCATCCCGTAGAGATTCGCCTTTGCGTACAGATCGCATATATCATAACGCGGATGACGCCCTGAGAGCTTCCATTGGTAGGCAACGCAGTCGTCGTTATTGTCCCATCGAAGCAGGAAGCCGTCCTGATACGCCCGCGCCATCTCCGTCCGTGCAATACGGTCGGCGAAGTAGCGCGTCCGCTCCTGTGTTGCTGTGAAAATTGCTCGATTCAGAGCTTTCTCATTCTGTGCCTCAAGTGCGTCTACGAGCTGCGAATATGCCGCCCTCATGCCCGCCGTTGTCCCCTTCTCAATCTGCCGGCGGATGGGTCTCAGCATCTTCATCATCTCATCGCGCGGAACGCCCGCATGACGTGCCACCGCTATTGTCTGTGCCAGGTACTTGGGTACGTCCTGCACGGGGATAACGCCGCCCTTTTTGTACCCGTCAAAGATCGCAAGGCTCGCCTGTCGGTACGAGGCACTCTTTTTGATCTGCTCCGAGATCGTCCGCGCAACCATCTCCCGCACAAGAATGGAGGCATGCGTCGTGCGCTCTGAGAGTGTCAGCCCGTCAGGTGTCCAAGAGTGTGTAAAGAGCCTGTCTGTAATCCCCTGCGGCAGTGAATCTCCGTATCCACGCTCAGCCTCCGCGCGTATCTGTGTGGCTACCTCCCTTTGCAGTGTTTGCATCACGGGGTGCTCTTTGTATGCCTGATGCACGGCAAACCGGACGCCGTAGCCCTCTGCCATCAGCTCACGGATGCGCCGCTCAAATGCCGATATCTCTGTCTGTGTCGCCGTCCGTTTCATCGCCGTCTCCGTAGGTCTTTGTCTGCTCTATAACGGCGGCCGCCGCTTCGAGCTCACTGATGATCGCATCGTATGCCACCGGCTCGAGATTCGGCAGGTATGCTTCGAGCACCTTGCGTGCGACCTCCACTTGATACGTCTTGCTGTCAAGCCCGAGGTCGAGCGCCGCCTGTGCCTGTGCAAGTCCCTCCGTCACATCCGAGATTTTGAAGTCGCGCGGATATTCGCATACATAGCCAATTTGCTCCCTCGTCCATGCCTCATAGAGGGCAACGATCGCCTTTTCAGCTTCCTCACACTGGATCGCAAAGTCGACAAGCCGCTGATTCGTTCGCTCAAAGTCCCACTGACGCGCAACGCCGGACTTTGCCGACTGTACGCCGATCACGGAATCAATGCCGCTCATACGGTACATCTCCCGAATAAGGCGATCAATCTGCTCCGTGAGCACTTGCGCGGGAGCAGCATCGGGCGCGATAAAGGCGGGTGGGTGCTGACTCTCCGGAGGATAGCCGAGCATGTTGTTCGTTCCAATGGTCAGTTCGGATGCGCCTGTGTGCGGCATGATGAGGATATTAAACGTCTGGTTCTGCAGAATCTGCGTGTGCCAGCTGCACAGCTGATAGACGTAGAGATTCGTCTGCGCGACCGACAGAAACTCCGGCGGCGGCAGCACCTCCATCGGGTCAGTGCTGCGTCCGAAATACTGCACAACGGGCAGCCGCCCGAGGGGATTATCCCCCTGTCTTATGGTCTGCATATTCTCATCCGCAACCGTCCACGCCGATTCCGTCCATGTATAGTAGCGTGTACGGGTTTTGTCCTCTGCGTCCTTCACACTGCTCTTATAGCCGAACTCTGTCATCTTGCCACGCTCATCAAATCGCCAATGAGTGACCTCGCTCGGAAGAACATGGGTGAGATACGGCAGTGCCCTCTTGTTGAGGCTGTCCTGTACTGTTGCACCGATCTCCGCCTCGTTGTTGACGATGACATAGACAACGCCGTAGAGCTTCGCCATAGTGGCAAGGCGGCGCATATAGTTCTGCAGGTCTGTGCCCGTTCGGTCGGCATCATCGAGAAACACCTTAAATTTCGCCGTGTCGTTGTACTCACGCTTGATCTCGTTGCGGAAAATCGGGTCTACCGAGGCGTTGACGATCGGTCCCGTGTAGTTGAGGTAGTAGGCGAGCTTCTTGCGCTTGGCAAAATTCTCCGGACTCTCGCGTATATGACGTACGAGCGCTCCGCCGCGCTTAAATTGCCCATCGCCATAGTAGGCGTCATGCAGCAGCGTGTAAGTCTCTGCCATTTCGTTGATGTCCAAATGCGTCCCTCCTTAGTAGATATTGCCGCGCATCGCTCGTATGCGTTCACCCGCCGCAAGCGCCTCCGTCGCATAGCGTACCGCGTCAATCGCGTGGTTATCCTTGTCCGGATAGGCTGATATAAATTGCCCGTCTTTGTTGCGCTCGTATTCATAGCCGACGAACTCGCGGTAGGTATTCGGTGCACGTCGCTTGTCGATGTAGATGCGTCTGCGCCCCTGCAGCCAGTGAATCCCGTATGCAACGGAGTCGGGTCCCTTGCGTGCTGCGTGTACGTCCAGACCAAGCCCACGCATCTCCGCAATGCTCTTCGGCTCTGCTGCGTCTGCGGTCAGATGTTGCCCGTGGAGACGTGGCAAAATCCTCCGCGCCACCTGTGCATTTGTGAGTCGCTGCTCATAGACTTCGTCGAAGATGTAGAGATCCTCGTGTTTGGCGTCGTAGTACATGGATACGAACGCGAGCGGATCAACGGCAAAACCAAAGTCCAACCCGTGATAGAGGCGGTCAAAGAGTGCCACGTCGGTATCACTCATCTCTATGTCCTCGACGTTGTCAAATACAGCGCCTCCCGTGCCCGTGACCTCACCGAGATATTCGTGCCGATACAGCGTCTCGTTTTTGTCCCGCAGCCGCTCCGCCTCTGCGATAAACTGTTCCCCGAGCCATACAGACGGAACTCCAAGATATGTGGAGCGGTGGACAATACGATCTTCACGGTCGAACAGGGCTTCTTCGTTGACCCAGTTGTTACGGCTCTTCGGTGGGTTGTACGAGTAAAACACCCAGTATCGCTCACCGCCGCGCAAAAGTGACTGCAGGAGACTTCGAATCTCCTCCATTCCCGTGAACTGGTCAAGCTCCTCCATCCACACGATGCCCACATAACCAAACGGCAGCTTGAGGGATTTGATCTTGCTTTTATCATCTACGCCGAGGAAGAGGATTTTCTGCCCCGTGCGACGGTACTCGAACAACAACGGACTCACCCGCGCCACGAATGCGTCGGACAGTCCCAGCGCATCAATCGCCCATTCGACCTGGTTATATACACTGTTGCGCAGCGTGTTTGCGACCTTGCGCAACACGACCGCGTGACAGCGCGGATTTTGGAGGAGCATGAGCGGCACGCAGAGGGAGGCGAAGCTGGACTTCGTGGATCCACGCCCACCCGCAAGCCAATAGTGCGTATAGCGGTGCTCCTGCACATCGAAGAACAGACCGTCGAAGCTCGGCGCAATCAGCTCCGCAACGTTGACCCTCCGTTCGTTCATTCCGGATCCTCCCTCTCGAAGATAAAGGTAATCGGCGCAACGCTGTCTGTACGCCCCTCGTCAAGCGACCTCTCTTTCAGCTTGACTTCGCGCTCCCTCATACGCGCCTCCATGCTCTCGCCGATGGTGTCAAGGAGAAGTCGCACCATTGGCGCACTACCTCCACATGCAGAAAGAATCATCCCTCCGATGACCGCATCCGCGACCGTTTGCGCATCGTCCGTGATGCCGACTGCCGACATGATTGCGGTGCGCATATCCTCCGGCAGCTCATTCAACCGCATGGATACGGCTTCTTTCAGCGCAAGCCGCAGTGCTTTCTTGCGGCGGCGGGATTTACCGCTTGCAACGCCGCCCTTTATGCTGATTTCTCTTGCCTCACTCTTGCTTCGCTTGGTTACCGGCTTCAGATTCTCCTCATTTGCCATGCTACACGCTCACCACCTGCCTTTGATTTACACGATGAAAATTCTATAACAACAAAAGCCCCTGCGATATGTAAGAAAGC